CGCCGGGATAGCTCAGTCGGTAGAGCAGCTGATTCGTAATCAGCAGGTCGGCAGTTCGAGTCTGCTTCCCGGCTTTCCGTTAACCGCTTGACCCTCAACGATTTACGCCCCGTTTTGCTTGACTGCTTACAACGCGGTATGACGGTAAGTGCTACAATCGGTGCTACAAGCCACTACGCCGTCCTGCGCTTTGTCGTACTCGTTGATAAGATGACGGTTGTCGGGATCGTAGTCTACGAGCATTTCCGTAGACGCCCAGCCCGCCGCTTTCGCTATGCGCCAGTCTTCTATCCCGCACGATCTCATCCACCCTACGGCGTGATGGCGGAGGTCGTAGAACTGCACGTCGGGCAGTTCCGCGTCGAGGCGGATCTTGTTCCAAATCCACCGGTAGTAGCACGACTTGCCGAACATCGATCCCCCGCCGGGACGCGGGAACAGCGGGCCCGACACGAGGCTTTCGTACCAGGGCGTCTGATGCTCCCACCGGATGGGATAGGCCATAAGCCCGGTTTTCGGATACGTTTTCTTCGGCGCGTAAATCAGGCGGCCGCCCTTCAGATGCTCCTCGACCGTCAGCGCGAACTGATCCTCCGGCCGTATCGGATTGCACCGCGCGAAGTCGAACGCCGGGTAGAACCACGGGAACAGCTTGCGGCACGACTCCTCGAGGCGCAGCATCTCCCACGGCTCCAGCGGACGGCGGCGGATGACGCGCCGGCCTATGGTTATTCCGTCGAACAGCGCGCCGTGGCCGCAGAAGCGCAGCATCACCTTGACGTAACGCTTGTAAGCCTGGACGGTGCCGCGCGACAGCCTCTTGCCGGTGCCGCACAGTTTGAGCTTGCCCTTCTCGCGCCGCCAGACCGTCACCTCCCGCTTTTCCTCGGCGGCGATCCACTTCAGGAACTCCTCCTTGAATCCGTGCAGCTTCTTGCCGCCCAGACCGTTTCGGATGTGGTTGACCGTCGTCAAGATCCCGCGCCGAAGGTGCTTGTTGCTTTCCAGCCACTTATCGACTACGTCCTTGAATTTCAAAGAGCCCAGCGGGCCCTGCGCCCGATCCTGCATTTCGATCAGCTTGCGCATCGCCTCCATCTGGGTTCTGCGCGATTTCGGCCCCGGCACCGTAGCCTTGAGATGGGTAGCCTTGCCGTTGATCCTGCAAGGGTAGTTCAGCCGCCAGCACTGCCGGGGTTCGTCGTAGTACATGCCCACGATATCTCCCTTTCTGCCGGGAACGTCCACGTCAGGCAATATAGTATCTCCGTCACTCATCGCGCAAATCCGTCTGAATGTTGAAGTTCCGGCCTTTGGCCGTGACCGCGTACCTGTACCGCTGCCCGTCCCTGGCCTTTTCGGCTAAGCCCTCCGCCTCCAGCAGACGCAGCGCCCCCGCCGCGCCGTTCCAACCGCGTCCCCGTTCGGCGCGGACGGCCTCCTCTATCTCCCGCCGCAGGGCCGGCCGGCCTATCCCCCGCATAGCCTCCAGCGCCGCGCAAGCCTCCGCCATAGCCGCGTCCGCTTTTTCCGCCTTCGAACGGAGCGTCCGCGCCGTGAAGCCGCACCCCCGCCGCTCGAGCAGCAGCGTCGGGCTTATAGGCAGGTAGTTGTTTTTGGTGTTCTCGAGTATCAAATAACCGTTCGGGTCGTCAGTATCTATGCCCTGCGCCTCCAGCTCCTTGGGCGCGCACGCCCGCAGGTAGAAGGCGAAACGGCATGCGTCGAAGGCCGCCGAACCGCCGCGATAGGCCTGCGCCCCCGCGCCCTCGCCGTTGCGCGAAGCCTTGTTGGTGTGATGCAGCAGCAGCACCGTCGCCCCCGTCGTCTTCGCTATGCGCTCGTAATACCTTATCTCACGCGTGGCCGCCACGTTGTCTATTTCATCAACGGGGGAGTACTGGATTTTCGTGTCGATGATTATCAGTCTCAAATCGGGTATTCCCTTCAAGTACGCCAGCAGCTGCGCGTAGCTCGCCGTAGGTTTGACCGTCCCCCTGAAATCGACTTTGAAGAACGGCCCGACGTCGCTGTCGTTGGTGGAGGCGAGCGATAAATATTTTTCGGCGGCGGCGTGCGCGTCGCCGTAGTCTATTTCGAGATCGGCCGCAGTCTGTTTCAGTATCGCGCTGTAGCGGCGGTTGATTATACTGTCGGGATCCTCCGCCGAGAGCAGGGCGACGCGGCCCGGGTTGACGAAACGGCCGAGGAAGTCGCAGTCGTAGACGTTGGCCAACGCAACGCGGAGAGCCAGGAACAGCGCGAGCGTGGACTTGCCCGCGCCGCCCATCGAGTAGAGCATACCCACGGAGCCCAGCGGCATAAGCCCGTCAATCACGGTATCGAGCGGGTCGGGCTCGCGCTTGAAGCGTCCGACCGACCAGTTCAATTTGCGGAAAACGTTGCCGTCGTCCGGTTCCCCGCCGCCGTTTTCGTTATCGATACGATTCTCGATCGCCGCGCGCGGCGCGTTCGCTATCTTGTCCAGCTCCTCGTCCGATACTTCGGGCGTCTCCGCGTCGGCCGCCATCATCTTCAGCGTCGCGGCGGTGACCGGCCGCACGCCCTCCTTTTCGCGGAAGGACGCCCATTGCTTTTCCGGGTCGCCCTCGACGAACTTCTCCGCGCCGTGCCGCGACCACTCCTTCCATATTCTCAAACCCTCCGCCGAACCGCCGTATTGATGATGCAGCGCCATCCCCGTGCGCACCCATTCGTCGCGCCCGCAATTCGGCGAAATCTTATAAAGGTCGATAACCGCGTCTTCGAGCGGGTAGTCTTCAAGGGGGCGCGACGCGTCGAGAGGGTCTTCCGGGTCGTAAGGCGCCAAATCTTCCGCGTGTCCCGCAGCGGCTTTTGCCGGCTTCAGGCCGTCAGCCTCGGCGATCCGCTCGAACTCGCGGAGTATCATGTCGGTTTGCGCGTCCGTCAGCAAGGGCAGCGACGAAGCCGGCCGCTCGAAGACGGAGCCCTCCGGCCATTCGTATTCCTTTTCCGTGACCGGGTGGATTCCCGCCGCGACGAACTGCTGACCTTGCGCCAGTATTTCTATGAGGCCGCAGCCGTATTTTTGCGAATGCTTTTTCAGCGTCGGCTTTGCCGTCCGGCAGACGATAATGAACTTCGGCGCGTTGCCGACGCGGTACGGCGCGCGTACTCCTCCGGTCAGCCCATCGACGTACCCGCGCATCTTCTTCGCTATACCCGAATCCGTAACGTCTATATCAATGGCGATAATCGGGTAATCGCCGCAACAGCAACGGATACCGATGCCGTTGTCTTCGAATCCCGTCAAGGGCGGCGTGTAGCCGGGTTTATTCCACCCGGTCGCGGCCGGCGCTTTACCGCGCGATTTTATAGGCAGAATAGTATATCCTAACCTATTCATTTTAAGCGCTAAGTCCGCAGAGTATCTATAGACCATTGCCGCCCCGCTTTCGCGCCGCGTCCAGCAGCATGTCCTGCACCCGGCGTTTATCGGCGCGGCTCGCGATCACCAAATCGTCTACCGTATCGACGGCGCGGATGTTGTAGATGTAGACGGGCCTGTCGCGCCCCGCCTGCATTTGGCGCACCGGCCCGATGCGCTCTATCACTTGCAGGTACTGCTCCAGATCCCACCAGTGCCCGAACATCGCGACTATATTCCCGCCGTCCTGCAAGTTCAGCCCGTGCCCCGCCGACGCGGGATGCACGAACAGCAGCGGTATTTTCCCCGCGTTCCAGTCGTTTATGACAGACGCGTCTTTGCCGAGTTCGCGCCCCTGCGGATAACGCGCTTTGAGCCGTATCAGATCCGTTTTGAAATGATAGGCGACCAGTACCGGCGCGCCGGCCGCTTCTTCGATAACGTCGTCGAGCGCGGCGAATTTCGCGTCGTGTATCTCTTCGTAGCCCGTTTCGCTGTCGAGATAGACCGCGCCGTTGGCTATCTGCAGGCATTTGATTGTTTTGGCCGCCGCCATCGCCGCTTCGACTTTTCCCGTCGAGAGTTCCGCGTACATTTCCTTTTCCATCGCGTCGTAAATCTTCCGCGCTTCGGGCGGCAGCTCCGCCGGCACGTCTACGACGATAGGCTCTTTCAGCGGGAAATAATCTTGGGCGCGGACGCTCAGGCAGATGTCCGCCGCTTTCGTCGTTATCTCCTTCGCCGCATGGGGGAGCGGCGCGAGCTCCTGGGAAAAGGCGTGCTTAGGCGCGAACCACCGACGGGAGTAAGCCGTAAATGTGCGCCCAAGCCTCGCGCCCCTGTCCAAAAACCATAAAGGCCCCCACAAGTCCAAAAGCCCGTTGGGCGACGGCGTTCCCGTAAGCTCGATGAAACGCTCGATGTAAGAGAAACGCCTCACGTCCGACGATTCGCCCTTGTTCTTCTTGTCAAACAAATCGGCGGCCGCGTCGCCGCCGAAGGCGACTTTGGACAGCGCCCTCGCCCTTTGCCCGCCGTGCCCGCCGAGGCGGAAAGATTTGAGCCGCGTGGACTCGTCGGCGACGACGGTTTTCCACCGCCACCCTTCGGGGCCGCCGACTTCGTCAACCAGCCACGGCAAATTGTCGTAATTGACAGTATGGAATTCGGTGGGAATCTGCAAGGCGCGGCGGCGATCGGCGGGGGAGCCGACGATCGGCACGATGTCCATATCTTTGAAGCAGTCCCACTTCCGCGCCTCCGCCGGCCATACCGACGCGGCGACGCGCAGCGGCGCGACGATCAGCGTGGGATTGTCGTCTAATAGGCGCAGCGCGCTCAGCGCGTAAAGCACCGCCGACGTTTTCCCCATGCCCATGCCGGCCCACACGGCGCAGCGCGGATGTTTGAGTATGTGCTCGGCGATAAGAAGCTGGTACGGCCTCGGCTTAAATTCCATTCGTCAATCCTTTAAATTGTCAACGATGTCAACGATGAATCCCATTTCGCGCAGACGTTCGTGCTCTCTTTTCTGCGCCCGCGTCGGCTTCTTGCCCGGCGCTTTGAACTCTACGAAACGCGCGTACCGCGCGACGACGGCGCGATGCTCCGGCGGTATCGGGTAGAGCGTCAAACGGTCGGGCGCTCCGCGCCTGGCGGGCGAGACGAACTTGTAGGCCTCGCCGCCTTTCCCGCGCACCGAGGCGCAGTAACCGCGCTCTATCGAAGACTCGGTCTTTGAGTTCATCGCGCCGCTCCCGCGATAAGCGTCAGCAGAAGCAGCGCGGCCGCGATCGCCGTTATGACTTTATCGGCCGTCCATTCCGCGCGCGGCATGACGGGTCTGCGCCTTCCGGGTATTAATTTCATTTCGTCAATCCTTTCTGTATCTCTCGGCTTCGAATCCCGCCGCCGCGAGGGGCAGACCTTCCGCCCATGACGGCGCGGACGACATTAATTGCGACAGGCGGCCCGACGAATATTTCCCGTCGTCGGGAACTTCCGTTATCAGCTCGTCATGTATCGACAGAACCGCCCTAAAGCCTTCGGCCTCCGCTTTGACCATTCCGTGCGCCAGGATGTCGCGGCTTACGGCCTGCACGATGTTTTCCGCGAGCTTCCCGCCGTAAGTTGACAGATAGCCCCAGCGGCGCGTGTACGTATCGCTGCCGAGGTAGCGGATTTTCCCCCCGTCGCTTTTCGCGCCGGCGTAGCATAGATACCGCCCCGACGGCAGGAGAATGCGCAGCCAGTTTTTCTCAACGCGGGAGAATTCGAGTTTGCCCCATTTGCGACAGCTGTTCGCGCCCGCGTCGTTTATAGCTGACAGCGCGGCATTCTCTACGTCCGCCCAGAACCCGCAGGTCGCGGGATTGGCGCGCCGCCACATTCTCTTTACGCAGTCGCACGCGATATACGTTTTCATTTCCAGCCCGCAGGTCTCGCCGCGCTCCACGGCTTTGTCCCAAAGCTCTTTGGCGTTGTGTCTGTCGGCCATCGCGTATTGCGGCATGTCCGCCGCGAGTTCCGACAGGTCGATATGATACGCGTCCGCGAACGTGGAGAACGCGCCGACCCCGCCGCCGTAGCCGAGGGCGAGTTCCAGCACTTTGCCTAGCTGCCGTTCCTTTTTCGTCACCTCGGCGGGGTCTTTGTTCACGATCCGCGCGTAAGTCCGCGTGTACATGTCGTAACCCGCGCCGTTATCGAAATCGGCGTACGCTTTGACTTTCCAATCTTCCCCCGCGAGCCACGCGAGGACGCGCCCCTCTATGCTCGCCAAATCCGCGACGGCGAGCTTCTTGCCTTCGGGTGCGACGATCACGCCGCGCAACGCCGATGAAGCCATCGCGGTCACGTCGTCATAAATGTACTCCGCGCTTCCGGCTTTTATCGCTTTTATCCCCGCGTCGATTTCGTCATTGCCGAACGACGGGCGCGGCAGGTTCTGCGGTTGGAATATCCTGCCCGTCCACCGTCCCGTCCGCGACGCGCCGCAGTATTGCAGCGTGCCGCGCAGCCGCCCGTCGGACGAGACGCTGTCGAGAAGCGCCTGATACTTTTTCGCGGACGTGCCGGCCGAGGCCAGCCGTAGCGCGATCAGCTCCTTGACGGCCGTCGGGAGATCGGGGTCTTCGATGCGGCGCGTCAACGTGCTCTCCGCCATGTCGGGCAGGGCCACGCCGTATTCCTTCAGGATGTGCTCAAGCATCCTGTCGCGCTGCGTCCCCGAAGTCACGCGGCCGCCGGTAAGCTCGAACGCTTTATTGTCGCGCGTCTGCTTCTCCTTTTTGACTATCGCGACGGCGGCTTCCGCGAGCTCTACGTCTACCCGGAAGCCGCGCGAGTTTATCTCGTAGTCGAGATTGACTATATCAAGTTCGCTTTGACTGCAATTCCAAGCGGGGAGCTTGAGGTACAGCGCGCGTTCGGCTTCTACGTCGCGACGGCAGTATTCCCTGAACTTTTCCCATTCGGCCGGATGAGCGGAGCGCGAGGCGCGTTTGCCGTCGCGGGGTTTGCAGAAAAGATTGACCAGCAAGCGGCCCTCCGGGTCTTTCGCTTTGTCGCTCGGCAGTTTGAAGATGTCGGATAGATACGGCAACCCGCCCGGCAGACCGTGCGCCAAAGCCTGCGCCATCGTGCAATGCCAGCTGTCTTGATTAGCCAATATCTTATAGATGCCCTCGCTTTTTTGATGTCCGAAAACGGTACGCTCGAATGCGGCGTTATGCGCTATGATTTGATATGTATCTTTTTCGTGTCTATACGCTAAGTCAAACAAGTCGGCGGGAACGGACGTGTCTAATGTAACATCCCACACCTTCGCGGGCCCGTCGTCTATCGCGTAGCCTACGAGCGTTATCTCCGCGTCTTCGGCGTAACGGTACAGGCCGCGCGTCCGCAGGTCGGTCTTCCCATTGTACGTTTCGATGTCGATAAAAAGTTTTTTCATGGCTCCTTGCCTTTCTTTTTTTGATGGCAAGCTTCCCGCCGCCGCGATACGGCGGGAAGCGAAAAGGCTACAGCAAGTAATCCGCGACGCTCCCTCCGTCCGACACGGCGATGTCGTCGAAGTCGTCCGCACGCGCAACGCCGCCGCCCGCGAAAGCGTCGCCTTCCCTAACGAAGCGGACGCCTTTCAAATAAGCGCTTACGCCTTTACCGCCGTTGGCCTCCCACGCCTTTATACTCAACTTTACGTCCACGTAGCAACCGGCGTAAAGCTTGCCTGACGATTCGTCAAGCGGCGATTTGTCTACATCGTAAACCGTCGGCTTGATCTTGTTACTCGCTTTGACGGCGAAGCAACCCGCGAAACCCTCATACGGCTTTAAGTCGCCGTCTCTCAAGCAGATTTTGTCCTTAGCCCGCGCCTCCGCGAGTAACGCGTCGGCCTTAGCCCCCCACCTTTCAGCCGCATCGCTTTCAGCCGCGCCTCCGCCGCCGCGTCGTCCGTCCAGGTTCTGTTGCCCGGCCGTCCGGCGACGAGCTTGTAGCCCGGCATGGCTTCGCCGTTCAGCATGCGCGTCATGGCCTCGTCCGCCACGGCCTTCGCCCAGACGGCCGCCAGGTCGAGAAGCGCGTAGCTCTCGGCCAGCTTTTCCATGCCGTAAGCGGCGACGCCGCCGGCGACGGAATCTACGTCGTCGAAGTCGGCGACCGCCGCCGCGGGAACCGCCTTGAGCTCGGGACAGACCGCTTTCAAATGCTTATTGCAGAAACGGCACTGCTTTGCGCCGGGATTGGCGGGATCGTCCTTGCTTAGGCCCTGGATGATCTCGACGACGGAGCGGAACTTCTCGACCATGCCGTACATCTCCGCGACGGTGTAAACCTTCTCCGACACGAAGCCGCCGTCGCGGCGCGGCATGTGGATGACGAGGCGCACGCTCTCTATCTCGCCCAGCATCTCCGCGATCGGCAGCGCGCCCAGCCCGTAGAGGATGAGCTGCTCGTTGCCGTCGGCTTCCACCGGAACGCCCTTTCCGTACTTCAAGTCGTGGACCTGGAGCTCCTTGCCGAGGACGGCGAAGAAATCGACGGTTCCGCTTTCCCCCTCGTCGAGCACCGCGTCTAAGCGCACCCGCGTTTCCACGCGGGTCACCGACGCGCCGCGCGACATAGCCCGCACCGTTTCGACGTACGTCATAACCGGCTCGAACATGTCTAAGGGCACGTGCATCGGATCGGGCGCGCCCGTCAGCCTCGCGGCGGCGAGTTCGTGCGCGAGGCGGCCTTCCTCCGCGTAGGGCGACGTGTCCGGCGGGAATCCCTCTTCCCTTAACACCGACACCGGGCACCGCACATAGCGGTGCGCCTTAGACGGCGACAGCCTTGAATGTTTTTCGCTCAACGCAAGCCTCCTTTCAAAACGGCGGCGGGCATGCTTCGCCCAGCGCCGCGTAAAGTTCGGGGAGGCTGCCGTCGGGCACCAAAGACAGCTTGGCGGCGAAGCGGTAGAGTATGGGTTCCGCCACGCTCTTGACCTTGCCGTCTTTTGCGAGATCGGTGAGCATGTTGGCGCAGCATTTGCGCAGCTGCTCCGGCGTGAGGGCCTCGGGTTCCGTATGCGCGGGCGCGGGGGCCGCGGGCGGAACCGCCTTGACCTCCGGCGCGGGAACCGCCGAGGGAACCGCAGCGGGCTCCGCATGTTTAGGCGCGGGGGCCGCAAGCGGAACCGCCTTGACCTCCGCCGCAATCGGCGGCTTGCCGTCGGCGGCGGCGCAAAGTTCGATCAGCCCCTCGGCGAACAGCCGCAGACCGTCCGTCATCTTCTTGTTCATAACGCTTTTCTCCTTCGGTTGACGTTTATGTTTTTGGCTAGTCTTTCTCTTTTTCGTCTTCGGGCTCGGCGTACGTTTCGCAGCCGAGCCACTCCGTCATTTCGTCGGCGCAGTAAAGCGCGTTGCTGTAGACAGCGTAGACGATATACGCCCTGACGACGGCGAACGCCGCGCGTTCGGCTTCGTACTCCAAGCGCGCGGCGCGCTCCTCTTCCGTCTCTTCCTCATCCTCGTCGTCATCGTCGTCCACGCCGAAGCAGTTATCCTCCCCGTCCCCGTCACCCCCGCCGCCGGATCCTGCTGATTTGCGGGCGGTTTTCCGCCTCTCTTCCTCCTTCTCCTCTTCGACCGCGTCCCGCTTCGCGTAGTAGCATTCTTCGTCGGGGCAGCCGCTCTCCCCTATCAGCTCGGGGAACAGCGCCATCTGCTTCCGGCCGGGGCACTTCGCGCAGGGCGGGTATACGCCGCCCTCGTACCTGTACTCCTTGGCCTTGTCGAACGGCGGGTCGCCGTCGAGCTCGCGCATGAACAGACGCTGGACTTGGGAAACAAACTCCTTCGCGCTCCTATCCAGCAGATACTTGTAATTCCCGTTGACAAGCTTTTCCACGATGTGCGCGGACAAAGTGCTGAGGTATATCCCCTTCGATATCTGAATTTCCCCGCCGTCGATTTTGGCGAGAACGTCCTCCGGTAGCGACAGCAGGTTCTGGTAGCGCCGGACGTGCGACAGCGACTTGCCGGCGCGGAGCGCGATGTCCTCCGCCGCCATGCCGAGCTCGCCGCGCATGCGGGAGTAGACTTCGGCCTCCTCGACCGGGGACAGATCGGCGCGGTGGATGTTCTCGGAAATCTGAATTTCCAGAATCTGCCGCGGGGTCAAATTCCGATACACGCGCGCCGGAACGGCCTCCAGCCCCGCGATCTTCGCGGCGGCGGACGTTCTTCCCGACGGCTATCTCGCCGAGAGGTATCAGCTGAACCGTGTAGCCCGGCCGCTCAATCAACAACTCCTTCGCCAACTGCTCTTTCGCCGCCTTTTCGACGGTTCCCTTTGTTTCAACGCTTGTCTTTCCCATGGCCTTGCCCTCCGTGGGTTGAAGTTTATGTTAAGGTTAAACAGCTTTTTACTATGTACAGGCCCCGTCCGCGTAACGGAAGCGGACCGCCGCCCTCGATTCGCGGAAGCGGCCGCGCGAACATTGATTCTGTATCGCGTTGGGCTTCACGCCGGTGGCCGCCGACGCTTCGAGTATGGAGCCGTAGCGCGTTTCCGTCCCGTCGCGGAGTAAGCAGACGACGGGGCGGGCCGGGCGGCCGGGACGGCGGCGCGGCGCGCACATCCCCGCGCCCTTCGGCGGCGGGATCACCGGATCCGCGCCGTAGTCGAAGGCCTCGCGGACGCGCTCCTTGGGCTTCGGCCCCGCCTCGGGCGGGATCCACGGGTAGGGCTTGCCGTTTCGGATCACGCGGACGCGGGACGCGGGGAGGGGGTTGGTTTGGTAGGTCACGGTCTTTCCTCCTTTTTATAAGGTTCCTGAATGGTTATCTCCTCGACCGACGCGCCCAGCACCTGCGCCATATCCTTGACGGTCTTCTCGCGCGACCACTTGGCGTAGTAGCGACGACAATAAAGGGCTTGGTACGTAATGCCGAGCAAACCCGCGAGCCAGTCGGCGTTCTGCCCCTCATCCGCGAGAATCGCGTCAATCGCTTTGTTATTTAGGCGATACTTTCGCCTCATACAGCGGTCGCCTCCTTCTTGACGGGCAGAACGCGCTCGAAAGCGGTAATGTCCGCTTCCGTAAGCCGATATAGGCTACCTATTTTCGCCGCGCTCAACTTACCTTGATGTATCCACCCAAGCACCGTAACGTCGCTGACTCCCCAGTAATCGGCGACCTCCTGCGGGGTGTAAAACTTTTTGGATAGCATCAGCCTACCTCCTTTGGCTTTTATTATTTTAGAGATAGCCGTTAAGTCTTTAAAACTTTAGGCCGATAAGTATAAATAAACAAGGCACGTTTAAAAGTCAACAGCCTTGTTATAAATTTAACAAATATTTGTTCAAAGGTCAACACTTTTTTATTTTCGTGCTTTGGGCAGGGGGTTCTCTGTGGATTATCCCGTCATTTTGCGGCAAATTAGGAAAGTTAATCAGTGGACACAGACAGACCTAGCCAAGGCGCTGGACGTTACGCGCTCCTACGCCTCCCAGCTTGAAACGGGTGCTCGCGAGCCGTCGGCTAAAGTCATAGATAAAATTAAAGTGTTAGAGTCTAAATCTAAACTACATGAGGTGGAAGCGGAGCCTTACGTGAAAGCCGCGCCGCCCGGCGAATTTCCTCTGTCCGAGGAGGTCGCCGTTCTCCGCGCTTTGGTGGTTTCACAGCAGCGCACCATCGAGGCGCAAGCCGACACCATCCGAGATATGTTCAAAGGGCGCGGGTCAGCCGCTTGTGGCATATAGGATTCGTTACGCTTGTTACGTTTGCAAGGTTTACAAGGTTTGCAGGGTTTGCAAGGTTAGCCTAAACGTCCTTAAATCCCGCAAAATCCTTGCACACGCATTATTTTACAAAAAGCGCCCCCCGTGCGCACTGGCGCGGGTCGAAACGCTTTTTCCGGTCAGGCGGCTCGCGTTTTGCTTATATAGTATATAATACTATATAAGCAATTTTCGACCTTGCCTCCCCCGCCCCCTGAAATTTTCAGCACATATTTGACAGCGTCCCCGCCTAAAATGTATATTATGTTATAACTTATTTTAAGCATAGGAGGTTTTAATTATGCTGACTGAAACAAAACGCGTTTTAGACGTCCCCGAAAGCGATTCGGAGTATCCGCCCGAACTCATGGACTTATGGCGGAGGAACGGCGAAGTCATAAGGGCCAAGCTGGCGACCGGTGAGATTAAGCCGAAATCGGTCCGCGAGCAGTTTGAAGAGCGCGGGTTTAAAGTAGATTGACTATGGAATACAGGATAGTTTTTGATGATTTGTTTTTCGACCGTCTCGCTCGGTTTTCCGAAAGCGAGCGGCGTATAATTTACCATAAAATCGAAATTTTAAAGGCTAATCCCGCCCATCGGTCGTTACGTACCCAAAGGCTGCACCGGTTCGAGGATTTCTATGAAAGTAGCGTCAGTATGGGTATCCGTGTAATTTGGGAGATGGACGATGACGTGATAATTATCCACGACGTAGGGCGGCACGACATCCTGAAAAAATACGGGTAGATCCGCCTATTATATTATGGCGGCGGGTTTTTCGGTCGGCTCGGCTGGTCGGGCGGCTGTGGGACGTGTTCGGGATCCGTCCGACGCAAAACGACGCAAAGCGACACCAAACGGCGCAAAACGACGGCAACAAGCGACAGACCGCCTCGGCGGCCGACGGGCAGGACATGACCGAATAGCCGCGAAAAGCGCGTTAAAACGCCTAAAGTTATGCCGAAAAACGGCCGAAAATCATAAAAATAGGCATAAAACGACGAATAATCTTAAATTATCCTTATATGCGCCTTGCGGCCGCCGTAAATAAAATATTTGCAAACCGCTTACGCTATTTAACATTTTTATAAGGCGGGATTCGTAATATAGGCGGCCGGCTGCGGGCCATAAACCCGCCGGGCGGAATCCGACTGTTATATTTGGCGGCGCTAGCCGCAGAGGAGCTATCCTAAATGATTACTGATACCTTAGAGGCGGATGCGCTCGACGTTCTCGTCGCGCATCGCGGTGGCAAGTTAATAGTGCCGGACATGGGTATAATGGAGGCGATAGGCGAGCCGATCTCAACCCAGCTCGATAACGAGGATGTTATCCTTGACGAGGCGGTCAAGCGTAAAGGCGGGAAGCTCATAGTAGTGGACACGGGCTTTATAATAGGCGAGGCGGTGCTTTAATATGGCGAATGATGCGACGTTTGAATCTCTGTTCGATGCCTTGAAGCAAGCCGCGCAGAAAAATGTTCAATTTAAGGTGGATATTTGCAAAGTCATTGAAGCCTCACAAGAAGCTGTCAAAGCTGAATATGAAGAGGTAAGGCGGAAGGCGAAAAAAGCGTTTATGGTCGATGAAAAGGGGTTGCTTGATCGACATAAATGCGCCGCCGCTTTTATGATCGCTATCCTGAAGGGATTGGATACCAGTTCGGTAGACGGAAACCCTTCCGTAAGAAAAACAGTCAGGGAACACTTATCGCTGACCGCCGGGCAGATCATTTTGGTTAATATGATAGACGATGATTATGAAAACCCGCAAAATACGCAAGTGGTAGATTATTGGAGAGCTAATAACTACGCCATCCGCTATCCTGAAACTTTAAAAGGTACGGGTAAATATATAGATAATTGGGCTGTAGAGCTGTACCATGCGCGCAAAAACGATTTACTGTTTGTTTTGGCGCTCGCCCATGAGATATTCTGCTTAGAAACTTACAACCGGCAACTCGCAAAGATCGAAGAGCTTAAAAAAGCAGTATTTACCCTCAAGCAAAACGCCCTTAAACAGCCCCAGACTCCTGCGGCCGCCCCGCCATCTCCATAATTTTCGCCCCGAAAACGCTTGCCATAATTTTGCAAGAATTCTGCAATCGCTGAATTTTGCAAAAGCAAAACTTGCAAAATTTTTGCAAAAACCCTCGACTTGCTGAAATTTTGCAAAAAGCTGCCGCCCGCTAAAAATCCGCAAAAGATAACTTTTAAAGGTTTTAAACGTTACAAACGCCACAATCGGCCCGAAGACGCAATAAACGGTAACTACTATAAATGACTATAGATAAAACCACCCTAACGTGTCAAGCGTTTTTCGCTGTTTTCCACGTAGTATATCACTGCGTTCAGCTATGCTATCCGAACGCGTTAACCCGCTAAACGGCGCAATTTGGCCGTTTTCTCCGCTGTCTTGTGTATCGGTTCCGACGGATAATTCCCATCAATTAAGTAGTATTAATACGACGTGGACACGGCAAAACACTATATATTGTGGTTTCGACTGGTAGACACCACAAGGGCATGCGCTTTTCGCGCGGCGCACATCACCCGCAGTAGAGAATACAGCAGCTGTTATATACCCTAAAGGGTATATATAAACAGCAGCTGCGTTCTCTATCTCACTGACGAGGCGATGGCGGTTTCAGCGTCTTTATTTTTCCCCCGTCGAAGCGGCCGACCCTTTTCCGTCCATTCGTATAAATTTCTACCCGCTCCCCTCGTTCGTCAGTCTTCTTCAAATAACGCGCGATTCTAAGCGTTCTTTCGTTCGGACGGCCTGTGTCCCTACCCGACCGCTTAAACGCTTCTGTCGTCGTTCCTATCCGTCGGATTAAGGCTTTCCCGCGTCGGTTCTCCGTCGTAAAACGTCCTTTCGGCGGCGCGGCGTTCTTTTGTACCGTCTGAGTGGCTTAAAGCCGTCCGTTATTTTTATTGCGTTTCCTCGTGGATTTAGATATATTTAGTATGTCGTCGCCGCGCGTCGAGGGGAGGGGCGGTTGAAAGTTCGGAGCGTTTCGTCCGTAGACCGTACCGCGGAGCCTCGCGCGCAAAAATGTGCCAAAATTAATCGGGAGCGGTTTTTTATGCCGGCAGGACGGCCGAGGGTGGATATCAAACGGCAGCTCGAAAAGAAGAGGCTCAGCCGCGCGGATCAGGCCGCTCGGGCTCCGGATCCTGTCCGCCTGAACGAAGGGCGCATCTGTATGCCCTCGGTCGTCAAGGCCGACCCCGTCGCCAGGGCCAAGTGGAAAGAGCTCAAAAAGCTTTTCGAAGGCAAGGACTATAATCGGGCTTTCCGATGTCGGCGTGATCTCCCGCTACTGCTTTCTGTGTTCGGAAGAGGCCGCCCTCCGTAAGATCCATGACGGCCTGATCGCCGAGGGCGGCGGCCTGAAAGAGATACTTGCCGTCAATCGCGCCATAGACAGCAAGCGGTCGCTCATCCGTTCGCTGGAGGACAGGCTTTATCTGAATCCGCTGGCCAAGAGGCGCGGGCTGCCGCCGGAGCCGAAAGCGAAGGCCCCTTCGCAGCTCGAACTTGCCGGCTTCGGCGGAGTTTAGGCGATGGGCGCGGTTATCTCGGAACTCTCGGACTATTCCAAAGCGGTTATCGACGGGCGGATCGCCGCCTGCAAGAAGCATCAATGGGCGTGTCTGCGCTTCCTCGGCGACCTCGAGGCGCGAGGGCGCGGGGGGCGGCCGTGGGATTTCGACGAGGAACGGGCGGAACGGTACTTCAAATGGATGCGGCTGTTCAAGCATACCAGGGGGGAGCTGGCGGGACGGCCGAAGGAGCCGATGCCGTACGAGCTTTTCGTCTACGGGAATATTTACGGGTGGATAGACGGAAAGACGGAGGCCCGCCGCTTCAGGCGGATGTACGAGCAGTTAGCCAGGAAGCAGGCGAAGAGCCAGGATAAAGCCATCCAGGCGCTCTACGAGATCTCCGCGTTCGGCGAGCCGATGGCCGAGGCCTACGTCGCCGCCACGAAGCGGGAGCAAACGCGCTTCGTCTGGGACGAGGCCAAAAAGCTCTACGAAAACAGCATACTCAAAGATTCGTTTGAATGCAAATTCGACGCCGGATGCCAGCAAAAGACGATCCGCCACAAGAAAAGCGGTTCGTTCTTCGCGAGGCTGTCCAAAGACGACAGCAAAAAAGGCGACGGGAGCAACCCGCATTTCGCGGTGCTCGACGAATACCATCTCCACGAAACGGCGGAATACTACGACGTGCTGCTCTCCGGCATGGAAACGCGCCGCAACCCGCTCCTTTCGATAATCACCACGGCCGGCTTTGAACTGAACAACCCGTGCTACCGCGTGGAATACGACCACGCCTCCAAAGTGCTGGATCCGAACAGCCCCGTCAACGACGATCGGTATTTCGCCATGATCTGCGAGCTTGACCGTAACGACGCGACGGAAACGGTGACGGCCGAAGACGGGCGGCAAATAGCGCCGGGCGGCATTATCGACGAATTGGGCGGCGAGGCCGCCGTGATGAAAACGCATCCGGTGACCGGGCACAGCGCCGTCGTCAGGGAGCACATCCATATCGTGACGAAGGCGGCGCGGCAAAAGCCCGAGGAGATGCGCAACGTTTTGACCAAAACGTATAACGTGTGGGTAATGGACAGACCGTCGGGATACATGGACATGACGCGCTGGGCGGCGCGCGCCCGTCCGCCGGACGAAGTGCTCGCTACGATAGCGGACAAAGCGGCGGGGCTGTGTTACATAGGGGTTGACTTGTCCGCGACCATAGATCTGACTTCGGTGTCCTTCGTGTTCCCCTGGATGGAGGGCGACGCGCGCAATTACGCGGTGCTGTCGCATTCGTTCATGCCGGAAGACACGCTTCTCGCGAAAATAGATACGGACAAAGTGCCGTATGACGTTTGGCGCGGCGAAGGCCGCATAACCGCGACGGAAGGCTCGGTCGTGGATTACCGCGCCGTAATGGACTATACGCTGCGAACCTGCGAGGCTCGCGGGTGGGTGTGCGCGGAGTATTGCCTCGACATGGCCGGAGCCACCGCCCTCAGCACGGATTTGCAGAACAGCGGCAAAACCATCGTCAATATCCGCCAGGGCGCGCTGACTTTGGGCGAGCCGACGAAGGTCTTCAGGGACGCGGTGTACTCCGGGCGTTTGACGCACAACGGCGACCCGGTGCTGACGTGGGCGATGTACAACGCGGTGACGCGGACGGACCGCAACGAAAACATTATGCTCGACAAAGGGCGCGCGCGGCACCGCATAGACCCCGCGGCCGCCGCCGTCAACGCTATGGCCAGGGCGATGATCATACCGCCCAAACCGAAGCGGCGCGTCGGACTGAAAATTTTCTATTGTGAGACGTTATGAGTACAAAAGCAATAATACCCTATGATTATAGTGTCGGCCCCGTAAGGAAGGTACCTGATGAAATACTGCAGACCTGGCTAATATCTAATGATGATTGCGGTACTTTTTGCTCTGCGTGCAAAAAAAGAATGCGAGATAAAACACGACATCCCATGAACTTTTACTATCGGCATAATAGATTAGTATATGCGATTTATTACGGTAAACAAATTATATATATAGGGTGTACCAAGAATATTATAGATAGACTTAAGTATCATAAATATCGGAGGCATAAAGATTCTTTAATACCCATGGACTTTGACAGAATATCAAAAATATTAATTATGGAATTTGGCTGTGATTTAATGGCGAACAAAGCGGAGGGTTATCTCATAGACAGAATAAGACCTCCGCTTAACATCGCTAATAATCGTAGTAAAAGTAAGGCGGTATTAACAGTTTGGGAGAATCTTGACGACATCTTTCCAGATTGGCAGCGATGCATTGACGGTTCGACACGTTATTATGGCTTTCATTCCATAATTGAGGCGGTTACGGGGCACCCATACGACCGAAAGACTACGGATGACGAGAACTGATTTATAGCAACACTAAAGTTATATTTATTTCAAATTTTTCTTGAATTTTCTACTGAAATACATTATATTATCAATAACATTGTCTCCCTGCCTATTAACAATGTGCAATACAGCGGGACGGTTTTTGACAGAAGAAAAGACATAAACGGAACTCTCACAAATTAGCACCCAGCGAATGCAAAAAAAAGGGCATACAAGTGTCAATATATAATTATAAGAAAATTCTCGTTTTCTTTATATTCTGTCGCTATATGGCAAGGATTTAATGTATTTCTCCATATAATCCCAGTTTGGTGAGCCTTTTGTTGTGACCGGTAACTTAATAGCACTTTTTTTCATCTTGTCCAGTGTCCATTTGCGTCCATAACTGAACTTATATCGGTTTGCTTTAATAACGGTCGCTATAAACATGGCGATATGTTTATTTAGCGTCCACCCCTTTGCATAAAGAACATTTACATCGTCGGATGCCCAAAATGGGCTTGGTTGATAAAATGCTTCGCCCACACTTCCGTTATAATTTACGGTTATGCAATTAGGTTTATACATAGGCTCGACATCTATTTTTTGTCTAACGCCATTGTTTTCGCTGATAGCGCCTAGAAAATTGATCTGGCCGTCTATCATATCCTGCTTTGTTAGTCGGCAACCCTTGTGAAAAGTAAATAAATCATCCAATAGAAATGGCTCCCAATTAATAATATCTAGCGGTGGAATGTTTTTTTGTTTAATCGTTGTTGTTATTGGTTTATGGTGTAGAGTTTTGATATATTTCTCCATATAAGCCCAATTCGGCGAGCCATCACTGTCAACCGGTAATTTTATAATTTCTGCTTCGATTTTTTGTAGTATTCTTGCGCGGCCATAACTATATTTGTACAAAGAGACATTTAAAACCGTACAAACAAATAGCGCATTATACTGATTTAATTTTTGGTGCCGTAATACGTAAACCTTAATACCTGCCACAAAATCGTTGTTCTGATAAAAAGCCACTCTACCCTCTGCGCCAATAGTTATACAATTACCTTTATTTAGCATATCGTTTTCTTCTGACACGTAATCACTAACACCGTTGTTTAATGCACTTCTTGTTACGTATGGGGTTTTACCTGCTTCCGTAACAAGTATGGGTGCGGTTGTCGAACAAGCAAACAATTTCCCGACATTAAATTCTTTCCAATTTATGGTATCAAGGTTCATACGCCTCACCTGCTTTCACGAGATATGCTAAATAATCATTAACTGTACTCTGAAAGTCCGCCTTTGTTAGTATACTGTAATCTGTTTTCATATACGCTTCACAAAGCCACTCATCCTCATGTGTAACACAAGCACGAGCGGAAAGACCGTCTACAACATCACGATTACGGTATAGTTTTAACCAATTCGCTAAAATATCTGGCCATCGACCATAATCATCGATTCGCCCTAGTTTTTTGCGCTTCACAAAGCCGTCATTCTTGCAAAACCCAAAGAACGTCTCTTGTTTGCTATCGTGAGGTTTGTGGGCTTCCCAAACCATAACACAAGGATTAGTACCCGCCGTTGGATAGAAAATATCGTCCGGCATACTGAAAACGGCCCGAAGCGTATGATTTTGAAATAATCTCTCGCGAATAGCTTTAAATTTTGTTCCGATGGCACAAGACATCGGAACCACAACGACACCTTTTCCACCAACAGCAAGTATCTCAAGAAGCTGCTCGACAAATTCTAGCTCTTTTTTACCCTCGTCCCCTTTTAGTGAGTATGGCGGATTCATCAACCCAACATTTATCTTTTTACTCTTTAACACATTGACCGTTTTAGGATCAAAACAATCACCTTTAATGATATTTGATTTACCGTCCTTACGAATAATCATGTTTGTAATGGTAAGGGTATACATACCATCATCTTGTTCCACACCGAAAAGCTGTTCTTTTCGGATTATTTTAGTTTCTTTCGGGTTTGCTGTTTTAAACATTTTGGACATAGCTGTTACTAGGAAAGACCCTGAGCCGCAACATATATCAACGACCGTACTGTTTTTATTTACGTCCGCTAATTCGCACATAAATTCTGTAAGGTGTTGCGGGGTTATGACAATTCCAAGACCTGAGCCATCCCCGCCAGAGTATTTGATAAATTCGTGATAGAATACGCCGAGCGCGTCAAGCGAATTGTCGGCGCAGTCCATCATAGGCTTAATCTTCATTTCTAGTTCTCTTATATACCAAAGAATAGATTTCTCCTCAATAAGAGGAATACCAGCAAATTTTGTATTACCACGCAATATATCGAAAATGATCTTAATATAAGAACGCCGATCATCCTTTATTTCATTGTCTGTTAAGACGGCCTCTATTGTTGATTGAACGTTTTGCATTACAGCCTTGAATGATGGCAGATTTGGGTATATCTTGCAAAATTCATCATCTGAAAGAGCAATAAGGACACCGGCGATAAAAATGGGCTTGTGCTCTTCTCTGACGGCTATCGCCCTCAAAGAATTGTGCATTTCTATTGCTAATAGGCTTATCTCGCGAAGTGAATACTCCTTTTGGAGGCTTTCCCCTTTATGGAGTTTAATATAGTTTTTTGGCTCTAAAATAATGTTTTTTGATTTTTTGAGTAGTTCACAATCATAGGTTGCTAACTTCTTGCCCCAATAAAAAGCGTCTACTTTTATCGTTTCCTTGGTCGTTCCGCTTATCGCTATTGCTATTACATTGTACTTTTCTTTAAGAAATTTGGCATAATAAAGAACGCCGTCTACGGCGTACCCGTTCGGACAATCAAGGTTTTCCGACTGATGTTTTTTGACGGTGTTTTTACATTCCACAACAATAATCGTATGAATATCGTCATTAAAGGTGATGATGTACTCTGGTTTGGCCTTACCGTTGCCGCCCAGCGTATAGTCATCTAATAGGCAGTGTTTGGGCTTGCCCCCGGCTTTTTTTAGCAGTTGGTCAATATCTTTGATGTTTGGGACATCTCCCTGTGGGTAGACTGCCCCCCAACCGTTATCACCGAGGGTGCATTTCATCTCGCTAAGAGTTAGTGTTTCTGAAAAACGCTCGATTGTCATTGAAAACGTCCTTTACCTATATATTGAAATTGGCACATATATATAATATTTGAATATACACTATGGGCGGTGGTGGTTGCAAAAAAATAACCCATCTGGTACCGAAGTCCCAAACGGTAACTTGGTTTTAATGGCAGTGGGTAGCAATTCATATTAGCCTACTTATTTACTACACCACCGGCAATATTAATAACCATTTTTTCAATACCACCACCTATAACACTCAAAAAAAGAATACCTATAAACAATAACACAAATAAAAACACAGGAATATTCACCGTAATACTTTTTGTTGCCATTTCCAAAAATTTATTTTGGGGAGGTCTACATATATTTTCATTTTTAACAAAAACTGCGCTTTTTAGAAACAATACGCGTATTGTTGATAAAAGCAATATAACGACTATAGTACCAATTAAGAGACATTCTAGAAAAATAAACGATTTTAATGTTGTTTCAAATAATGTCATAGGCATTTTCACAAGTGTAAATGAAAGAAATCCCATGGGTAACACCAACATGCACATAAATAGATGATTCACAGCGATTTCAACTATTGGTGGGACTTCTTGAGGTTTTGAATCTTCTTGCATTTTAAGCTCCCGTGTTAGTGAAAATTAAAAAAATATGCCTAAGATGGCGACAGCCTTAATATAATATATGGCATAGGTGATGTGGTAAAAAAAAAGAATTATATACTTGGCTCCGAGACCGTCGGAGCGGCCGCGGCCGAGCCGGAGGCGCGCGGCTTCAAGGATTTCGGGGAGTTCCTGCAGGAGGTGCGTTTCAGCCCGAACTCCGGCAAGCTGCAGCAGCGCGCGGTTACTACGATGGGCGACGGGCCCTCCGTCGGCTACATGGTGCCGCAGCAGTTTGATTTCACGCTCCGCGCCATAACGCCGCAGGAGGCGGTCGTCAGGCTGCGCGCGACGGTGATTCCGGCGGGGGATCCGCCCGACTCGAAGATCACGCTTGTCGCGCTCGACCAGTCCGGCGCGAAGGGCGTGTATTCCGGCGTGACGGTCAACTGGGTCGGCGAGCTCGGGCCGCGCCTCACCGCCGGCAGCCCCTCCGTCCGTCAGATCGAGCTGGAGCCCAAAGAGGTGTCGGGGTGGATAGACGTGTCCGACAAACTGCTGCGCAACAGCGCGGCCGCCGGCGAGCTCGTTTCCCGCCTCCTGCGCCAGGCGATCATCGCCGCGGAAGAGGACGCCTTCATCAGCGGCCCCGCCGGCGCGGCGACCGGCAAGCCGCGAGGCTTTTTGAACAGCCCCGCGACAATCGCGATAGGGCGGCAGACCGTCGGGCAGATAACCTACCAGGACATCATCAACATGTACGCGCGGAGGATGCGGGGCAGCTACGTGTGGCTGGCCAACCAGACCATCGCCCCCGCGCTCATGCAGATCAATGACACGGCCGGGAATCTCATCTGGCAGCCGTCCGCCCGCGACGGCGCGCCCTCCACGCTGCTGGGCCTGCCGCTGGTGGAGAACCAGCGTCAGCCGGCGATAGGCGCGAAGGGCGACCTGATGCTCGTCGATCTGAGCTACTACGCGATCAAGGACGGGTCGCCGCTGTCTATCTTTATAGACCCGTACACGCAGAAGGTGAACGCCACCACGCGCATATACGCCTGGTGGAACGTGGACGGCGCGGCGCTGCTCAACGGGCCGCTGACGCTGGAAGACAAGGTCACGACGGTTTCGCCGTTCATCGCCCTGAATCCGACGACGGTTTAACCTAAACGGCGGGGCCCGCTCT